TTATTCTCCTTCTTTCAGGGTTTTGAAATAAGCGGTTTTCAGCGAGTTTTTCTCAATTTTGAACTCAATAACCTTGATCTCTGCCGCAATCAGCCTTCTCAGCAGGGCGGCAAGTTCGTTTTCCTGTCCGAAAACGCAGGCGTGAACATAGGTGCCGTCGCTTCCCACTTCGCCGGTCGAGTTGTCTTCTTCCAGAAACTGGATCAGCTGCTCCGTGCTGCCTTTGACCCGGACGGCAATGTTAATGCGGGCGTCCTGTTTGACGTTGACGGCGCTGCCGTCAAATTTCTCGTATTTGACGATTCTGCCGGCGTTAAGCACAATCACGGCGGTCGCATAGTCTTCGAGTTCGGCCAGAATATGCGAGGAAATGAGCAGGGTGTGGCCTTTTTCTTTCAGCGCAACAAACAGCTTCGAGAGTTCCAGCCGCGCTTCCGGATCAAGCCCCGAGGCCGGTTCGTCGAGAATGATGAATTCCGGTTTGTGGATAATGCCGAGCGCGATTGCCAGCCGCTGCCGCAGACCGCGGGAAAGGTTGCCGGCATAAGTGTCCAGATGTTCGGTAAGGTTGAGCATTTCCGCCGTTTCCGCGATTCTGCCGTCGATTTCGGCCGTCGGGATGTCAAAGGCCAGCGCCGCATATCTCAGACATTGGCGGGCCGTCAGGTTGTCATACAGGCCGAAAACGTCCGACAGGTAGGAAATGTGCCGGTGGGCGTTGCGCGAGTCTTCGGGAACGTTGATGTCGTTGATGAAAATTTCTCCGCTGAAGGGTTTGACCAGTCCCGCCAGACATCTCATCAAAGTGGTCTTGCCGGCGCCGTTCGGTCCGATCAAGGCGACGATGCTGCCTTTTTCGATTTCGAACGAAAGGCCGTGCAAAGCCCTTTTCGTCATATAGTCAAAGACCAGGTTTTTAACTTTTATCATCGTTTTTTCCTCGATTGATTGTTGACTGAGAGTCAATATAATTCAATCGGCGGATAAAAACAAATGCTTTTCCCTCCCGGACGGGAAAAGTCAAAAAAGTTGCATCAGCTTATCCGATATGTTATAAATCGGATGAAATTGTATTATTGTCGTTATCATTTAATTTGTTTTAATATGGAAAACTTAATTTATTTTCAGGATGCCTTGCCGCGGATAAGCGCTTTTGTCTGGGCTGCCGTAATTGTGTTGTCGGCTTTTTTGGCATATGAAGTGTTGTGGCGCCGGAAACATCCGCAGGTTGCTGCCGGCAGGGCCGACGAGGCGGAAAAGAAAGCCTGTGCCCGTCGTTTGTCGCTGGTCTTTTGCTTTTTGTTTGTCTGGCTGGCGGTTTTCGTTTTTTTTCTGCTGCGTCTGGCCGGTGCGTCGGTTTGCGCTTATTGGGGGCTGCTTCCCGTCGTTTTGGGCGGTGTCTGGCTGAGCCTGTCGTTGAGAAAATAAAGTTCGTGATTAAAAAAAACGCCCGCGGATCAACCGCCGGCGTTTTTTTTCAAAACAAATGTCGTCAGACTGTCAGAGTTCGGCAATGTAACGGACGATGCCGCTGCTTTGGCCGTCGCCGTCGAGCATGTAGTTGCGGCTGCCGATGACGTCGCCGCCGATTGCCCGCAAAGTTTCGTTTACTTTATAAACGATGTTTTTGATGCCCGAGGCTTCGCAGTAGTTCATCAGATGCCACCTGTATCCCTCCGGCAGACGGTTCATGTAGTTCCGTGCATCGCTGCGGCTCATGGCCTCGCCGGATTCCTGCCAGTACAGAAGCTTGTTGCCCGAAACGACGACCCCGATCGGTACGCGGCCGGAGATGGTCTGTTTGCTTCTGATGCCGCCGGCATAAATGACTTCAAACGGTAGCGTCACTCCTTTAGGCTCCGAGGTTTCGCTGCGGGTTTCGATTTTTTCGTTGAGGCCGTTTGCGGTTTTTTGTATCTTGCCGCACAGCTCTTTGACTTCTTCAAAACGCGCCGACATGTCGGGATAAAGGTCGGCAAAAGAGATTTTGTACTCGGAAATCAGGTTCTTCGCCAGTTTGACGGCTTCTTCCTTGCCAAAACCGAAATTTTTTGCCAGATCGGTCAGGCTTTTCAGTTTGTTTTCCAGTTCGTTGTTCATAATTTATGAGATTTAGTTAAAATAATTGTTGCAAATTTTCTATCTTTCCGTGCTGGTAGTCCGGGAATATCCGGCAGGCGGCGGAACCGCCTGCTGAGGCGCAACGGTAATTGTTTCCGTATAAGGCGCGGCGGTGAATTTGTCCTGCTTGAACTCGCATTCGGGAACAACCAGCTTTTTTAACCGTGGAAAGTTGACATGACTGAAATAAACTTTCTCCAGCTGCCGGCACTTTCCGAGATCAAGCGTTTCGAGCTGCGGAAAAACGATATGGTTAATACTCAGCTGCTTAAGCGATTCCGGCATCATAATTTCTTTGCAGGAAATTTGGTTGCTGTTTAATCCCGAAAGCTCAAGATTCGCCAGCCCGCTGCAGCGGCCGTAATCAAGTATGGAATCCGTTTTGAAACTGCAGCCGCTGACGGAACATTTTTCCATTGCCGAAGGAAATACGATTCGTTTAATTCCGCTCAAATCGGAAGCGGCCAGCCGAACCTGTTGCAAACCGGGACAAACATCAAGGTCAAACGTTTTGCACGGTTTGAGCGTGCAACTGCCGAAGCCGAGATAGGAAAGGCTTTCCGGCAGGGTTATCCGGCTGCAGTTTTCAAAGTCGAAGTTGTTGAACTGCAGCGTTTCCAGACTTTGATATTTTGCAAAATCGATCTCGGAAACCTTGTCCGTCAGCTTGTTTTCGGCGTCGATTACCAGATGTCTGACGTTGGCGGGAAAACGGATGTCGGCCGGATCCGGAAGTTTTTTACAATTGTAAAAACGGATCATGCGTCCCTCTGCGAATTTGGCAATGTTCGTTATATAGCCGGCGTTTTCGGCCACCATGCAGGCCTCTTCCATATATGCCAGGTCGTTTGCGGGAACATTGCTTTCGCTCATTCTTACTTTGCTTAAGTCCGCGCTGCGGAGAGCCGAAAAATCCGCATCTTTGAAAAAAAGGTTGTCGATTGAACGAAAACGGGCGATCTTTTCGAGCATTTCCCCGGTGATTTTTCCGCTGACGGTGAGGGTGGCTGTCGATAGCCGTTCGGGAGAAAGCAGTTCCGACAGCTCCGGCGTATAGTTGATGTTGCTGACCTTTATCGGTTCCGTGACGTTGAGCAGGTCGATCATCGGTTCCGGTTCCGTTTGGAAACACAGTTCCCTTTTGCCGGTCCAACGGGCGGCATAGCCGAGTTTGAAGACATAGCGTGAATTGTTCAGGGCTTTTGCCGCCTCTTGGTTGCCGGCGGCACTTTGTTCGGCAATGTATTTTCTTGCTTCGGCAATTCCTTCCGTCATTTCCGACAGGTCAAAAGAGTCTATTTTTCTGAATTGCTTCAATTTTTCCGTCGTTTGCCGGTTCCATATGCGGCCGATTTTGACCGTCCGGGCGGAAATGAAAGCGGCTTTTTCGGGCGGCACTTTCCAAATGTCCGCTTCCGACAGTTCAATCTCTTCGTTCAGGTTGTAATAATCCCTGACAATGCCGCGGACGTCAATGACATATCCCCAGTTTTGCAAGTCGCGGACTTTGCCCTGCCGGTGCAGTTCGGCAATGTCTTCGCTGCCGTAAACGGCAAAAACGCTTGCCCTGATTTCGGGATAATACTGCGGGTTGATTTCCTTGTTTTTGTATCCCTTGACCTGAGTGATTGCGCCATCCTTGCATTCTATGGTTGCGTGCGGCAGCCATTCGTTTTCCGCGCTTAAATCCCGCAGCGAATAAATTGCCGTTTTGCCGTTTAAAACGGCGGCGTCATAGCTACCTTTTCCCACGCAGTGGTCCATTCTGGCCGTTTCGTAGTCCAGCGCTTCAACCGTACGCAAACGCACCAGCTGGACGTTTTTGCCGGGGAAAACGCGTATGACTTCAACTCCCTGCCGGCTGGCTTTTATCATGTCGTCTGTCAAATGCGCGTCGTCGTTCAGCCGTGCGAAAAACGCGTCGGCATACTCAAGCACGCCGCGCCAGTCCTTAACGTTGTTTAAAAGCGTTTTGAAATGTCCGGGCGTTTTTACCTTGTCCGGGTATTTTGCCATGTAGGCGGCGACAAAATCGCGCAGGTGAACGGCTTCCTGAAAAATTGCGGAATGTTTCAGCCGCTCGGTGTCAACCAGCAGGTTGCCGTTTGCATCTTTGGCAAAATTAAGGGGATTGTGTTCCAACAGTTCCCGGGTCAGATATTTTTGCAGCAGAAAACCGCTGCATACACCGGTTTTGGCTTCGTCGCTTAAAACGTTGAAATGGTCGCCGTTCTGCAAAACCTTGAGTGCCCGGATCATATCCTGTTTCTGCTTTTTGATCCGCGCCAGCCTCAGGCCGGCCGCTTTTTTGTCGGTTGTCGTGCGGATCAATTGTGCCTGCCGGTCGATTTCCCGTTTGCGGGCGCCGATTTGTTCCAGCAGCTTGAGCTTTTGTTGTTTCAGTTCTTCGCCGGAATTGGTCAGAGCCTGGTAATAGGCGCCGATCTCGCCCATTGCGTCGCGTGAATAAACGTCGCGCAGTACAGCGGTATATTCTCTGAAATTGGCGATAACCATTTTTTCCCCGATTTTTCCCCGAAAAAATTGTTTTCTGAAATAAATTAAAATTGGACAAAATAATAGCATAAATCGGGTGGTTGTCAAATTGTTTTCGACAAAAATCAAAGCTGTTGCAAAGAAATATAAAAGAATTGCAAAAAAAGATTGACTGAACAAAAAACTTACGCTAAATATACCCGGTAACTTGTCAATGGAGAGTTGGCAGAGTGGTAATGCAGCGGATTGCTAATCCGTCACCGTGAATAACGGTGCACAGGTTCGAGTCCTGTACTCTCCGCCACTTTGAGGGGAATTTCCCCTCTTTTTTATTCTGACTTTTACACTCATTTTCGTGCATATAGAATCAAATACTTAGCAGAGTGGTCAGAATAAAGTCAGAATGAGAAACTGCACGAGAAAGCCCCGAATGAATCGGGGCTGTTTTTGTGTCCTCGGAATATTATTTATTCTTTGTTTCTTTTCGATATTCTCGCAACTTATTCATGGCGGTAAGGCTCAGACGCTCGGAATTGCCTTTATAAGTTGTGTTGAATATTTTTTCGTCCGTATGTCCGGTTAAGGCAATAATAGCGCTGGTATTTACTCCTGCTTCTGCGTATGCTGTACTGCCTGAATGGCGGAGCAGGCGGAAAGTATAGTTAAATCCGCAGGCGTCATTTACTTTTTTAAATATACGCCCGAATGCGTTAACATTAAACGGGTGCCCGTTGTCGTCTGCTATGATATAATTTTTTGCTTTTAATATCTCCGGCAACAGTTCCGGCGGTACGGGAACATGAACGTTTGCCCCTGTTTTATTTTGAATGATATTGAAAAAATATGCGCCGTTTTTAACATATAAATCAGCCTTGCGCAGTTTCAGGACATCCGCCGGGCGCTGGCATATATAAAAGTTAAGTTCTATTGCCAAAGCCACGCAGGCAAATTCCATCTCGCGGGCTTTGTCAATCAGGGTTTGTATGTCTTCTGCCGGAATAAATATTTTTTTGGGTTTTATTTGCTTAATCCTCAAGTTTTCAAAGGGGTTTTTGCAAGTGAAGATATTTTTGCGGATGCCGAAGTTAAAAAGCATTCTTAAAAAACTGATGCAGTTTTTTGCCCAACGGGGTTTGTAGCTCTCTTCCAGCCGTTCATAAAGCTGATAAGCGGTGTCGTTGTCGAACAGGTCAAGCGAGACAGAGGCTAAACTCTGGCCTGATTTATTTTCTTTTTTTTCAATCAATCCGAAAGCGTAAGCATAGTCTTTTTTTGTCCGCTCAGCCAGTTCTTTATAAAAACGACTTTCACGGTACAGCCGCCACAAGCCGGAGGCGGATTTTATATTGATATTTTCCCCGGTTTTTTTGAAAGATTTTAATTGTTCGTAGATTTCCAAAGCCTTTTGACATGCGCGAAAATAATCCTTTCCCAAGGGCTGAGATTTGATGGTGCAGCCCTCCGGGATCAGACGTGCCGGTATGTTGAAGTAGTAGGCTACTTCTCGGTTTGCCAGCCTTTTCGATGTCAGGTAAGGTATTTTCATTTAGAACTTTCAAAAGCAAAAATCCAAGTCTGCCGTTTCTTTTTTCATTGTTTCCACAGTTTCCGAACAAAGCCGGTAGAGCTTCACCCGGGGCGAGAGGGCGCGCATTTCAAGCTTGCCCTTCAGCACATACTTGTTAAGCGTCCGCAAATCTCCCGGCCGCGCTTTGATTCCCAGCAGCGGCTTGATTTCTTCTGCTGTGTAAAAACCGTCAATCATGGTTTTCTCCCCTCAAGTCGAATTCGTCCCCGATTTTGCGGAGGGTTTCCGCAAGATGCTGGGTAAGCCCGACAATGAACTCCGGGGATTTGTCTTTCAAAAGCTCTTCCTGCTCGTCGCGGGTGAGGTCAGAGAAGCACAGGTCTTCGTATTTCTCCCCGCGTCTGATACGGAAATAACAGCCGTCAAGATTTCTGTTTGTCATCTTTTCTATCCTCGTAAAAAGTTACTTCATCTCTGCGGACGGGGCGGCAGTTTTTCCAGTAAGAGTGATTTTCATCCAAAAAAGGCCTATTCAAATCAATTTCAATGTTTCTTAAAAAGCGCATTACCTTATAGCTAAAATCGTAATCCCAAAACCAGCAGGGGCACTTGTGGTCAATGATATATTGCCAGTCGATAGGCTCTTCGTAGAGTTCCCAATCATCCGCTGTTATTTCGTTAGGCTCAATAAAATAAACATCGCCATATTCATCTTTTGCGTAAACTCCAGATAGTTTAATATACTTTCCGTCTCTCCAATCCTTTCTTCTAATCTTAGCCCCTTTTTTGAACTCGGGCAGAAGTTCTTCTAAATATGACATTAGTCTTCCTCCTCCTCTTTTACTTTTCGCCAAAACAGTGCTTCCTGTTCAGTTCCTGAACAATCCCCGCTTTCGTTCAACGTCCATAAATCCCACTCTTCAAACTCGCTGATTGTGGTTGAATTGTAAAACCTATTTTGTAGACTATCGGAAAATTTTCTGTGCATTTCAGAGGCTTTGTTTTGGTAGTATTGAGCTTTACTTAATAATTTTTGCTCGTGCCGTGTTAATCCATATTTTTTACGCATTTCTCAATCTCCTTTAATGCTTGCTGGGCAGTTTTATAGCCGGCGGTTTGCAAATAAGCGCTAACTTTTATGCGGCCGTTATAGAAACAATCATCCCAACAATTAGAATTTGCATAATATCTCAAAGCCTTAACAGCAATCGAAAGCTTTTTCTCAAGTTCAATCTCTCGGTCGGTTTTAGTCATCTAATGCGCTCCCCAAGTTCAATATCAAAAACAAGGCCGTCAATATGCAAGTCGGTGTTTTTACCGCCTACAAGGCGAATATTGTCGATTTTAAAAGCCATACGTTCAGGGTTTTTCCGATATGCTTTTTGAAACTGGACAAAGCACCCTTGTGAAAACTCAAATTTCTGCAATCTGTTTTCCCAATAAGGGGTGAAATTTCTGTATTCGTGAGTTTTCCGCCCGGATTTAATTTCTTCAAACCAATGGTCGGTCAAGACAAGTTTAAGCGGTTTCATTTTTCTTTCCTTTCGATTTTCTGGCTTTCATCAAATCGTTATATTGCTCGTGAGATAACAGCCGTTGTTCTCCGTCGTCGGTTTCGACAATAACGCCGTTTCCTTTGTCAGTTTCCCAAAATCCAACAAGACGGAAATGGGGAGACAATTCTTTTGCTATAGCGACGCAGACTTTTTGCGGTACCCCCCACATCTGTGTTCCGGCCGGACACAGTTTTTAAGAATTTGCTCCTTACGCAGACCGGATTTACGACTGAACTGATAATTGCCGAGGTCAAACCCTGTATTATCTTGCCATATTTTTACATTTCCCCTGTCTATATTATCTTTCTCAAAATGTGTCGAAAGAATGAATTTGTTACTCCAAAATAAATGCCGTTGAATCTTGAAATCCGGGGCAATCAACGGTTTGTAATAAGGTATTACATTTTCAACAACAAAATCCTTTTTACAGTATGTTTTGAGAAAAATTATCTCTTGCCAGAGTTTGGTGTCGAAATAAATGGGTTTTGATTGTCCTTTGGCAACACAAGTACGGCCGCGTAGGGTTGAATGACTTTGACAGGGCGGTGAACTCCAGATGAAGTCAAACTCCCGGTAATGCTCCAGTAAATACTGATGCGCGTCTCCGACGACCACCTGGTCGTTTGGGAAAAAGTCCTGATAAATTGCAGCTATCTCCGGACGCAGCTCTACGGCGGTTATTTCATGATCGTTTCCCCACAATTTGCGATTTCCGCCTATGCCGGCATATAAATTGAGTATTTTCATTGTCTTCCTTTATCGTCGGGGCGGGGAGCCGCCCCGGGGTAATGTTGTATTACTTTTCTTTTTTCTGTTGTTCTTCTTTATATTTTTCTTCGATGATCAGATCATCCAAGTTAGATAATACTGATGTTAGTTGTGCAAGGTCGGTTATGTGGATAAAATGAGTTTGGAAATAACCCCATGAATAAGAGAAATATTCTATTTTTTCATTATTTTTGTGTATTCCGTTTGGTACAGGAAGTTCATAAATCACTAAATAGCCTTTATTCAGACAACGGCAAACAACTTCGTTCCAAAATTCTTCTTCCCGTTCATCATCATTGTCAAATTCTTCATTGTTATTGTATTTTTCTAGAACTCCGTCTTTTAGTGTCCAGTCACTTATTATGTTTTGGTTAACAAAACTGTCGATAATATCATCTTTAAGGTCGTTAAAACTTCCTTCTATTTTTGGAAGATCGCAGCAAGGAATAATATTGCAGCGTCCCATGTATTCTTGTTTTAAGTTTTTCAATTTTATGTCCATTTATTTTTTTCCTTTCAAATTAGGCGGAGGGGCAAGGATTTGCACCTTGCATTGTAAAAAGTGCGCCTTCCGCTGATTGTGCTTCTTACCGGAACTTCATGTAGGCTTGTTCCCCTACTTCCCGCGTCTACCTTTTCCGCCACCCTCCGAGGTTTTTAATTAAAAATCTTTCGGACGTTCGTCATGGTAAAAAACTTCAAAAGTTTCGCCTTTCTTAGCGGTTTCGTAGCCGGCTTTGAAATAGATAAGCAGATCTTCGCAATCAATTAAATCACGTCCGATAATAGCGTCTTCAGGACATTCACAAAGTGGGCCTACATATTTCCTATCTACTTCATCAATATATAAAGTCTGTCTTTTGTATCCCTCGTCATCTTCCCATGTGTAAATGTCGATTTTCATTTTTACATTTCCTTTCAAATATTAAAGTTAAGGCCTTTTAGCCGCATGCCCGGGCGGTTCTCGGGAGAACTATTTGTCGTCCTTTGCTTTTAAGCTTACCTCCAGTCCTTCAACACCTTTTTTCTCGTTCAAAACCTGCGGAAGTTCAAACCATGTGCCAACGGTTGACATACCGTCGCGAAGGCTTGTATATATTTTTTTCAAACCAACCACCTGTGCCGGTTTAATTGCGTCCATCCGGCATTGAATGCGTTTCTCCAGCATTTCTTGCGTTACGCCATAGCTCGCGAAAGCGTCCATCAGGCGTTTGATATTTTCCGGGCTGGTGTCTGCCGTCGCTTTCAAAGTTGCTTCGCATTGTGCAACGGCAGCTTCAACGACGTCGCTGGGAATTACGCCCAAAATACAAGCGCGCTGCCGACGGGCGCCGTCGTTGGCGACGAGTTCGTAAATATCGCGGGGATCCTCAAGTTTATAATCGACCTTTTTGGTGTGTCGAATATGTTTGACGGTAAACGTTTTCGACATTTTGGTATTCGTTTCTAAGTCCCAAGCATAGGCCTCAACCGTACTTTCGCCGTTTTTGCGCTCCAGTTCTTTTATGCCGGACTGGATATTGCCCCATTTTTGGGCAATTGCTTCGGCCAGCCGGATGCTGGGGCCTGTTATTTCCGACCCGCCTCGGCTGTATGAATACAGGGCGCTTTCGGCCAGCTTTGGACGGGTGCAATCGTTCAATATCCGGTCGGTTGCCGCAATCGGATCGCGCGGGAAGCGTTTTGCGATAACCATTGCCGCCTGTACTTCGGCAATTGCTTTTGACTGTTCAATCTCGACAACGGCGTTTGAGGCTTGGTTGGCCGGTAGTCTGTTTTGTTCAAACGGGTTGGGGGTTGTAATTTTTGTAATATTATTTTCCATGTTTTTTTCCTTTACTTAATTAAAAAAGTGCGTTTTGGCGCGGTTTCTTTGTTATATTTTTTGAACAGCTTTGGGTGGTCGGCCTGAAAACGTGGCTTGTCAAAGAACTGCCGCGGTTTTCCGTATTTCCAAGTTGCAAGGATTTGTTCGGCCGAAGTCAAAACTTCGTTCTCGCCCATAAAAGCGGCAATTTTGGTTTTTAGTTCTTCGCATAGATTTTCCAAAGAAGTGCTTTGCTCTTTGGCCGCTTTCATTTGTTGAGCCAGAATTTGAATATAAGGTGTCGCTTCTATTGAATTGTCCGTGCTTTCTTTGAAACGGCGCATAACATCGTCAAATGAACGTGGTTCCGGCGGTGTGTCGGTTTCAACAAGTTTCCAAAAATTTGCATATTCTCTTAAAAGATGATTTTGTACTTCTGTGCTGGCCTCAACATGATAAATTCTGAAATCCGATCCACCGATTAAGACGGCCACGTCAGTTATATGACGATTATAAACCATCATGTAATGCTGGCACTGGCAGAGATACTCAACCGGTATTTGATCGGTTTCCGGTTCTCCCCATCCTTCAGCGGTACGGGCGGTTTTTATTTCCAAAATTCTATCCGGATCTTCAATCACCAGTCCGTCAACGGTGGCGAATATATAATCGTGGTCCGGCATAAAGTAGATTTCAGTTTCGGCAACGCTGTAACCGGTGATGTCGGAATAGTGCTGGCGGATAACCGGTTCAAGAGTTCTGCCCCAGAATAAACTGGCATTATCCGAGCTTTCCAAGAAATTGTAGCCTTTTTTGTCGCACCACACCTGATACGGGCTTTTCCATTTGGAAAGTCCCAGAACGGCGGCGGAATCTGATCCGCCGATGCCTTTCTTCCGTTCCGACAACCACTGTTCACGAGATAGCGTCATTTTTTGGTCCTAAATTACAAATTAATCAAAAACATTGCAGCAAGGCTTAGCCCAAGAACGAAGGTGATGGCAATGTCGACGGCGTTAAGCTTGCGGGCAGGGGCTTGGTAGTTTGCCCCGAAGCGGGCTTCCAGCCTGTCCATTTGAGTATCATTCATCGTCATTCTCATTGTTCTTCCCCTTTGTCTTTTTCTGTTTTGATGAAATCATCCGCGGCGGCAATAAATTCCGCCACTACTGCATTCATGTACTCAAAAAATCCCATTGTTTCCTCTTCCCTAAAAATATATCTCATTGCCACAAATACGAACGTTGGTGTTGGCGTTGCCGGTGAGCTGCTCTCTGGCTTTTGCCCGAATGGCGGCCACATTCTTTTTGCCGAAGCTTTTTTTAAGAGCTTCTTTTGACGACCGAAGGAGATACAGCGCATAGTTGTCTTCTGGCGTGGAAAATGTGTCCGCATCGGCACCGAAGGAATAGTCCCATTTGGTAAAGCCTTGTTCGTACATTTCATCGACTGTTTTCATTTTTTGACCTCGTTTGTTGTTATAAACATATTATGATTATAATAACAAAATGTCAATAATAAAATTATTATTTTCATATTTTTTATGAAAATGCTGCTATCTTGTTGTTATAATGTGTTTTCCTGTATCGCAATTTATAAATGAATGATTTAATTCCTCGCGGATTTTATGATACTTGGGGGTTTCTAAGTATCGATAACTGTAAAAATTATATTTTTTCTTGAGTTTAGACCATATTTTATTGGGGTGGAGTTTCTGGCAGTCTGCTGCAAGCTTCACTTTTTGTTGCAGAATTTCAACGTCTACTGCTGTTATATAGTTATCTAATGTTGTTTTATTATTTGGAAAAAAAAACTAATACTGTTAGAAAAACAATAAGAGCAATAAGGGCAATAATGGCGGGTGATGAATTTATGGAAATTTTGTTTCCTGAAATATTAATGAAATGTGTTAACTCTCGATTCTGTTGCTCTTTTGCGCTTAATTTATCTGCCTCTTTTAAGATATTAACGATTTTATCTTTATCCATAATAATCTCCTTTTAGTTTGTTTATGCCAGCTTGTTCAAGTCCTCGCTTCTCGCTATAACCCTAATGAAGGGGATTATTTGGGCTTTCTTGTGTTCGTCTGTATTGTTTGTTAACTCAGTAAAGACAGTAGAGATAATTAATGTTTTTGCTTTTGCTGACCAGTTTTTATTAAGGTCTTTATTGGTTTGTTCCACGGCTTCAATTATTTCGGACAAAAGTGAGATATCTAATTCCTTTTTATCATTAGCGGATTCTCGTGTTTTTATCAAATGCCAATCTGTGAACTCCTCCGAGACATATCCGAGAAAGCTTTCTGTGTCATAATTTAAAAATCTGGCGGTTTTTGTAATCTCCTGTTGCTGGAGTTCTCTTTTACCGCTGATTGTGTTATTAAGATAAACACGATCAATGCCGAGATACGAAGCCATTTCTACCTGGCTTCGTCCTAGCTCTTTCAGTCTTTCTTTGAAAAAACCGTATTTACTCATAACATCTCCCTTATTGTTTTATATTACTATCAATTTCGTAAATGTAAATTATTAAAACAATAACTTTTGCATTGACAAAACTTCGTTGTGTGTTATGTTTTTAGCAACAAAGGAGTTTTTTATGAGAAAAGAAAAAGTTTTTTTAGTGCAGAAATTAATAGATGATTTTGGCGGGCTGACTTCAATGCACCAGAAAACGGGTGTGCCTATCGGTACAATTCAATATTGGCAGCGCATGGGCAAAATCCCTGAATGGCGCATAAAGTTTATTGAGGAGATATGTCAGCAGTTTGGTTTGGATCTGCAAAAATACGAAAATCCGGAAGAAAAAGCTTAAGAGAGGTGCCGGATGGAAAAGAAAGAAGAGCTTGATCGAGATGGGTTTTACCGTGTAATTGAGGGAAACGATGTGAGTTACAGTTTCATTGCTCTTGGGCGAGAAAACTTTGGAAATGGGCTGGGTGTAAATTTGATTATTAAAATACCTTATACCCAACAAATCGCTCATAAAGTTTTAACGCCAAATCAAGCTAGAAAACTGGCCAGTGAGCTTATTCGTTTTGCTGATGAAGTGGAGGTGATGACTGATGGAATCAAAGCCTAGTCATATGACGCATTGCAGCTTCCCAATCAGTTTTGCCAGGGGTTTCGGTAACTGGAAATTCAGTATGGCATTCAACCGCTTCTCCACCTTTTTCATAAGGGCATACAGTACAAACCTCCCAATCGGTTTGTTTGTGAACATAGTGATTGTTGGAAATACATCTCTCATCGCAGCGGCGAATTTCATGATGTACGGTATGTTTGCCGCATTGAGGACAAATATCTCCCGGATGTGGCTCATCGCCAAAGTGTATATTTTCAAGAGTTTTAAGACGCTTGTTGATAGTTACAATAGACTGGCACCACTGCCGCATCCTTTTGAGCCAATTAATCATAAAGAATCTCCTTGTTTAAAATTTTATAACTTTAATTTCAGGGAGTCAAATGCGTAATGACAGAACATACGCTGCAATCGCAAATTGTCCGCATTCTCCGGGGTGCCGGGTTTATCACCATCGACGGCGATGTGATGTCTGCACTCAGGTATCTGCCGGCGCGCGACAACCGGCGTTTTCTTTTTATCAACCAGCACAATCGAATGGGCTACACCAAAGGACAGCCGGACTTGATTGTCTTGCTGCCCAAAGGGCGTGTTTTGCTCGTTGAGATGAAAAACGGCAAACTCGGACGGCAGCGTTTGGAACAAAAGAAATTTCAAACCGAAACGGAGGCAATGGGGCACGATTACCGCGTCTGGCGGTCGGTTGAGGATGCCGTTGCCTTTGTCAGCAAAGAAAGGGGAAAATTGTGAATCAGGCGGAAAAATTATTCGGGAAAAGTAAAACCGATAAACGGGTGAGGGAAGCCCTAAAGCAGCACCCGCTGATGACGGACGAGCAGCTTAAAATGTTTTATGTGGCTGTTTTACAAATAGCTGCTTATCAGCGCGGCTATAAGCGAAAGGCAAAAGAATTGATCCGGGTATCGATTGTGCCGGAAATGATAAGGAGAAAGATATTATGAAAAAGTGCAATGCTTGCGGGCAGGTAAAAGATGAAAGCTGTTTTTCAAGTAAAAATCACTACTGCCGAAATTGTCAGGCAGAGATGTATAAGCTGGGCTTAAAAGCGACGGAATACCGAAAATATCTGGCTAAACAGCCGAAAATTGAGAACACCTGCGGCGGGATTGTTGCCCGCTGGGTGAAGTATACCAAGCCGGGGGAGAGGAAGTGGAGCATTGAGAACACAGTAACCGGTTCGCACCGGTTCGGCGACGGTAAACAGGAATTTTTGAGCGTTTTGAAAAATCAACTGGCAGGGGAGTAGGGAAGATGGATTGGATAAAAATACCTACGGATAGTATCTTATATTCTGAATTTAAGGATTCCGAATTACTTGTTATAATTAAGTATCAGGCACTTTTTTGTCAGCTTGAAAAAGAACCAAGTGAAGCACAGTTGAACAGAATTTTTAATAAAAAAGAGATGAAGTTAATTCAAAGTTATAAAGAGGTTGTTCAAGAGTTGTGTGAAAATCAGATAAATTCGGTTGCAAAAAAAAGAAATAAAGATAAAGAAAATTATAAGCAAAAACAATTTATTGCTAAAAATTCCGCTAGCGAAACGAATGCGGAACGAATACGAAACGTCGGAGCAGATAAAATAAGAGAAGATGCGGAAAGTGAAAATAAAGAAAATTCCCCCCACACCCCCCATAAAGAAAATATAAAAATATCTCCTAACGGAGATACAAAAAGTTTTTCTGATGAGTTTCTGAATTTCTGGAAATTTTATCCCAAGCAACGTGCCGGGAACAAGCAGAAGGCGTATGCCGCCTATTGCCGGGTTTTGAAAGAGAGGCGAGCCACAAGCCAGGAACTGCTGGCGAGCGTGAAAGAATACGCAGAAAGCCGCGAAGTGGCGAGAGGCTTTGCCAAAGGATGCGCTGCGTGGCTGAATGATGATCGGTTTGCGGTTGAATACGAACCGGAGGAGACTGACAGTTATGTTTCACCGGAAATACCCGTATGTTGCAATTCCCCCTCCCGCTCCCCGTTGCCGGCTTCAACAGACGGCATGTACGATTGGTGGCTGGATGGAACACAGGAGAACCGGGCATGACTGAGGAGCAGTTGAGAACAGACCGGGAACGCGAGTTAATTTCCCGTTTGCTGAACAAACCGGAATTGCTGCCGCTTGTTTCAGATTCCGTAAAACCGGAATATTTTGCGGATGATTTTTGCCGTGAAGTTTTCGCTGAAATGCTCAAGCAAGGTAAATTCAGCAGGGGTTCTTTGGAAAAAAACGGCTTTGATCGTCGTTTGATGGTTTTGCTTGAGGGAGAAACGGTTACCTGTTGTACAACCCGGAGTCAGATTGAAGCGGCCGCATGGATGGTTGTAGAGCACTACAAACAGGCGGAATTGCGCCGTTCAATGGCGGAAATGCAAAGTGACGGTAATGTCGATTTGCAAAAATTGCAAAGCCGCATTGCCGAGCTTAATTTGCTTAATCCGGAAAAGGCAGAAACGGAAAATCCGGTTGAGGATGTATTTGTTAAGGCCGATCGTTTGTATCGCGGGGAAGCGGATCCGCGTAACCTGCCGACCGGGTTTGCGTCTATCGACGGCCGGATTGAAGGTGTGCAAAACTCCGAGCTGGTAATTATCGGCGGGCGCCCGGGATCAGGAAAAACGACAATTGCCGTAAACATTGCGGTAAATCAGGCAAAGCGGGGTAAAAAGATTTTGTTCTTTTCTCTGGAAATGGCAAAATCTGAACTGATAGAAAGGATAGTCATTTCATTGACCGGCAACCGTGTTTCTCCGCGGATGTCTCCGGCAGAAATTAACCGCTGGTTGGAATGTGTCCGTTATGTCGAACGGTTGCCGTTGACTATTAACGATAAGGCCGGGATGACGGTTGAAGGAATTTATTCAGCAGCGCTCAAAAAAAAGGACAGAGAGGGGCTGGATGCCGTTTTTATCGATAATTTGAGCATTTTGAAATCGTCCAGAATTTTCAAAAGCCGTTACGAAGAGGTAAGCGAGATCAGCCGTCAGTTGAAAGTGATGGCCAAAGATTTGGACGTGCCGGTTGTTTGCCTGAGCCAACTGAACCGTGCCCTGGAAGCGCGCACCATGAAAGCGCCGACTTTGGCCGATTTACGGGACAGCGGGAGCATTGAGCAGGATGCGGACATGATCGCGTTTGTTTACCGGCCGGAATATCATCTGGCGCAAACTAAACCGGATAATCCCGGTTCCAGAGAGTTTATAAAATGGCAGGGAGATATGGAGAATGTCAAAGGTAAGGGATTTCTTATTGTAGCGAAAAATCGGCGGGGAGAGTTGGCTAACATCGAACTGAAGTTTAGCGGTTATCAATACAGATTTACGGAGGCGGCATGACAAAAACGGAAGAAGACAATTTCAAATCTCTTGGGGAAGTCTTGGGAAATGTTTTGGAGAAAATTAAACCGACGGGGCGAAGAAAGTAGGTGCGTGATGGTTGATTATATAAACAAACAAGATTGTGAATGTTTGGGGTTCATCCGTCTTCAGGATGGAACGTTATATCGGCAGAGTGTGCTTGAGAAATATAAATCCAAAGGTTGGTTATCTTTTGGGGATTCCAGATATTCTGAGGATGATCGTATGAAAGCAGGCTGCCGGATTGCTCAAGATTATTATCACGGCCGTTTTGTAGCTGAAGGTATCATTGATTACACCAAGCCCCGGGTCGATAATTCTGTGCGCAATGAATTGTCTCCGGCTGTTTTGGATGCGCGTACGAGATTTATCAAAGCAATATCGTGTCTGGATAAGAAGCAGTCTTTTGTTATTAGGCAGATATGTTGTGAAAATGCGCCGATAAAAATTCCCAACATCCGAAAAGACCAGTACATCCATGATTTGGAATTGTTGAAAGAAACCGTTTGCCGCGGATTGGATTGTCTGATTGAACACTACTGGGGAAAACTCAAAGTTTCCCGACCGCAGATTGTTGGGATGGCAACTGTTGGTTTTTGGGATAACATTGAAAGTTATTATAAGGAAATGAGAAAATAACTGAAAATACCTATTGACAAGTTTTCGAAAACTTTGTATGATTTCATTCATAATCGATAACTGAACCTAAAGGTTGTCACAGTTTACCTTTTCAGTTGTTGATTGAGAACATCCTGACGGTCGTTTCTTGAAACGGCCGTTTTTTTATGGCAATAATCCGGTATCAATCGGAAAATTGCCGAAACTGCAGCTTCGTTTTGCTGCTTTTCTTTCCCGCTCTGCCGTGGCATCTCCCCTCTGTTCACGGCATCGGGTTTTTTTTATTTCCCGGAGCGGTTTTCTGTTTCCTTAGCCGCTCTTCGGGATTTTATGAAAGTTTATCTGATGGATTTAACGGTTAAACAGGAAAATTTTTGTCAAGGGGTGGCTAAAGGTCTCACTTACTCTGATGCTTATCGGCAGGCTTATAATGCGTCAAAGATGAAAATGGAGACGATCAATCGCAAAGCAGTGGAACTGATGAGCAACGGCAAGGTCGCGGCAAGGGTAGAGGAATTAAAAAGACGAGCACTTCAACGTTATGATTTAACCGTTGATGACATTGTTGAAGAGCTGGAAGATGCTCGTAAAATTGCCAGAGAATTAGGACAAAGTTCGGCGATGGTTTCCGCCTCAATGGGGAAGGCCAAGTTATTCGGTATGATAGTTGACAAGAAAGCGCGCACAGACAGCGAAGGCAATGATCTGGATGTGCCGATTGTTTCAAGCGCCGAACTGCTGGCTATTATGGAGAGACGTTTTGAACGAATCGACAAGGAAAAAACTTCAGGCTGACTTTTACAGCTTTTATCTTTTCATCAATGAAGACCTGCGCGGCGCCGACGGTTTCCGCACCGGAAAATGGGAAGAAGAACTGTGCGACTTCTTTCAGTATGAATTATATTACAGGTTCTTAAAAGGCGAACGCCCGATTGCGACATCCGAAGAGCCGGTGCAGCACGGGAAGTCAACAAAGCTGCGTATATTCACTGCTTGGCTGATAGGGCGTCACGGTGATTTGAAGTTTAACTTTTACACCAGCTCTGACGACCTCCGGGACAAAACACAGGCGGAGGTTTTGAACATTTTGCAGGGGGCACGTTATAAGTCGGTATTTGGCAACGTGATAAAGAAAGCCAATGCCTCAACCGTCTGTTTTAAGAAAGGCGGACATATCGATTACAGGCTTATGGGTGAGGGAAATACCGGTTATCCGTCCCACATCTCAATTATTGACGATCCGTACAGAAACGCTGAGGATGCTCTGTCGCCCACTATCCGCGCCAAGGTAGAGAACCGGTTCCGCGGCGATATTATGAGCCGCCGGCAAAACAACACGATGGTTCTGGTGCTGCATTCCCGCTGGCATACTCAGGATCTGATCGGAATGCTTAAAACAGATCCTTATTTTAAGGATAAAATCATATCAAGCCGACATCCGGCGATAGATAAAGACGGCAACGCTCTTTTCCCGGAGTTCCGCAGCATTGATTTTTTGCGGGAACAGGAGAAAGCGCTCGGCTCAGCAAATTTTGCGGCGTTATATCAGCAGGAGCCGATTATTGAAGGCGGCAATCTGATAAAGACAAGCCAGATGCAGCGCTATGATATATGTCCGGCGCAGTTTGACAGCCTGTTTATCGTTGCCGATACGGCTTTTTCGGAAAAAAAATCCGCTGATAATTCGGCGTTCGGACTTTTCGGAACAAAAGGCAAAGACCTTTATATGTTGGACGGCTACTCGAAAAAAGTCATCTTCCCGGATTTAAGGCGGGATTTGAAGAGCTTTTTTGAGAAAGCCAAAACATATGCGAGCAGTCCGTTTTCCGCAATTTACATTGAAAACAAAGGTTCCGGCATATCTCTGATCCAGCAGTTGCGAGAAGAAGGCCTGCCGATAAGAGAGCTGCAGCCGACTGTTCACAATGCGGAACTGAAGAAAGACCAGGTTGCCGATAAGTATTTGAGATTTAACGAGGTGGCCGCCGATTTGGAAAGCGGCTATTTTCATATCCCGGCATCTGCACCATGGTTGCTTGAGTTCTTGAGCGAGTGTGAGGCGTTTACCGGGGGCAAACAGGATGCACACGACGACTATTGTGATGTGCTGATTTATGCTTTGAAGATAAGGCGCAAAGCTCAAACTCCTGACTGGAGCGAGCTGATGCGCATAATGGGGTAGATTTATGTTTCGTTTTTTCAAAAGAAAACAGGAAAAAAAAGCGGCCGACAATTTCGCTCTTCTTGCCAATATGTTAAAAGAAGAACAGGCGGCATCCATATCCGAGCCGTGGACGCTGGCAAAAGCACGCCTTGAGGGCGGCGCGAAAGACGCCGGAGCCGGTAAAGGGCTGAGGATGTATAATGCCCACTTGTCCCGGCTGCAAAATCAATGGATCAACCCCTTGCAGTCGGTCAATTCCGGTTACGGCACCGCGCACGCATCATTGTTTTTGTATCAGCCGGTAAACTACTATGAGTGCTATTCTTTGGCGCAAGATCCGTTGTTTGCAAAGGTTTTTAACGTTTTGAGCGAAACTCCGTTTGCCAAAGGCGGGGAGTTGTCGAATCTGTCAGCAGAGGAAAAAGACAGAGTAGAAGAAGCGGCTTCCCGTTTTGATTTATGGCAGCATCTTCGCGCCGCTGTTCGTTCAAATTATGTAACCGGCGGTTGCCTGCTTTATATGGACTTCGGGCTTTCCGATCGTGAGCTGGAAGAACCGCTTGACTTAAACCGGATGAATATGAAGCGTTTCCGCGGTTTTCGCCACTTGGACCCGATCAACTGCGTTGCCGTGCAGGTTAACACGGTTAATCCGGCGGCCGGAGACTATATGCAGCCTTCAATTTGGTACGTCATCGGTCTGGGGGCGGTTCATAGAAGCCATTTTCTTAAGTTTGAAGCGAACATCCCGGAATTGCCGATGCGTCCGCTGACGTTGTATTTCGGTATGCCGTTGACGCAGCTCATCAAGCAGGATGTCGCCAACTCAAATTTGGCAAGTCAGGGTCTGGCAAACCTGATGAACCGTTTTCGGTTCACTTACCTGAAGGCGGATGAGAGTTCTTTTACAACCGAAAATGCTAAATGCTTTAAGGACAGGCTGAATTTTATGTCTTTTGTCCAGGACAACTTCGGTGTTTGTCCGATTAAAACGACGGAAGACGTTATGCAGCTGACAACCAGTCTTGCCGGTATGGCTGAAAACGTCGAAGAGTTCTATTTGCTGATTTCGGCCAAAACAGACATCCCTTATACAGAATTGATGGGCAAATCGGCCGAGGGTATGAACGCCACCGGTTCGGGCGACCGTCGCAAATGGTATGACAAATGCCGCAGCATTCAGGAATCAGTTAAAAATAACCTACTGGTTATGTACGGCATTGTTGCCGGGGTTGACAGCGGGAAGTTTGTCAAATTTACGGACTTCACCTTTAACCCGTTGGAAGAGGCAACGGAAAAAGAGCTTGCGGAAAATATCAAGTCGTATGCCGAGGTAGCGAGTGCGCTTGTCAACCTTGGAGCAAAGCAGGATGAAGTCTTTGAGTGGTTAAAACAGTTTAAGCAGTTTAACCTTGACGGTTTGTCGTTTGATACCGAAACGGAAGGATTGGATGCGTACGACAATATTACGGACGAGGTTTTGAGTGAATTTAGATCACAAAATGACAAGTGGATAACTGTAAAACCTAATGGTGATGAACATAAAGGGCGGCATCTTCTGCTTGAAGGAGATGAAACTCCCAAGCAGGCAATGGAGAGACAGTGGGGCGTTGATTTAGATAAGAAATTTGTACAAAAAACTTTGTATGAATACAAAGAGGCCAATTCTGTTCGAGATGCTCAACAAATGGCTCTAAATCAGAAGTTGGCTTCATATGTGGATTATTCCGGAATGAGTACAGATGTGGCAAACACTCTGAACAGGTCGTTAATAAATGCCTATAATGAGTTTCCGGCAATTCAGACTCAGATGAAATATATCGGAATTGCTCAAAATATTAATAAAAAATATAAGGAAATAAAAGAAAAAGAATTTCGGGAACTTATAAGAAGCCCTTTGGTTGAGAAAAAAAATCAGTTATACAAACAATTGCAAGAGGCTGAAGATGAATTAAAAGACAATGATTTGCCGGATGAACGCAAAGATTTTCTGGAGGGCGAAATCAGTCGATTACAAAGTGTTCTTAGAAATTATTCAGATGATGCGTTAGAAGCTGCTGTTGCAGATTATACGCAATTCTACTTGAAAAAATTACCCAAAATAAGGGTAAGCAAGAATACTATAGCTGTTTCATTGAGAGAGCCCAGGGAAGTCGGCGGAATATCCTTGAATAAGGAATTTGCAAAAAATTCTGATCTTAATCAAGAAGATTTTAGAAAGTGTGTAAGGCTAAAATTCCATCCGGTAGGTTGTGATACATATCAATCTACTTTTGATCACGAAATAGGTCATAGGTTGGATTTGTTATTAAATATCACTTCTGGTGAAGGAAAGACAAAATCTGCGGAAGATTTGCTGTCTTTTATTCGTGAAGAGATGGGTAAAGGAACGGATTATGTGACCAATAATTTATCTGCTTATGGCAGCTATAACGAAGCAGAATTCCTGGCAGAAGCATATTCGGAATATAAAAATAATCCGGAACCTCGGCCTATTGCAAAAAAAGTTGGCTTTTTGATAAAAAAAGCATATAATGAATATAAGGAGAAGAGCTATGAACATAATTTATGAAGTGATGCCCGAGGATTTTTCCGAAGAAGGTATAAAAAAGGCTTTGTTGGAGAAAAGACGGCTTGAGCAGGAAGCACAGAAATCTTCTGAAGAAATTTCCGAAGAAGATTAGTTTTAATTAAAAAGATAAAACCTCAAGAGCCATCGTCAAAGCGGTGGTTCTTCTTTTTTTATAATTTCAAAATGAAACAAAACGCACGGGCACGAGCGGCGGGCGGGTTCAGGGTAATGGATGACATTGCCAAAAACAAGCATGCCGATGTTTACTATCGCAAAGCGATTGAGGCGGAGACGGAAAAAATGCTCTCCGCCTTATTTGCGAGCCTGGAAGACGTCTACACCACCGTTCGTATGGAAAATGCCGCGCCTCAGGGTAAAAAGCCGACTGTGCGCAATGTGGAAAAGCTGATTGCTTGGTATAAAGGGGAATATTTCGGGCGCTTTTTGCGCAATGCCGAGAAGATTGTACAAAAATTTGTACGTCTTGTTTCGCGCGGTGCAAAATCTTCCCTTGCGCGGGTTATGCGCGAGATGTACGGCGACAGTTTTACCCTTAATTTTGACAGCAAAGAGGTTGAAGAAACCATCCGGTTGATTATCCGCCGCAATGTCGGGTTAATCCAAAACACGACGCTTCAGACCTTAAACAACGTTGAAAACATCGTTTATGACGGCATGACAACGGGACAGCGTTGGGAAACGATTGCCAGAGACCTTAAAACTCAGACCCACATTGCCAAAGACCGGATAAAGAGGATTGCCAGAGACCAGACGGCGAAAGCGAATGCGGCTTTTAACGAGCAAGCGCAGGCTGCGGCGGGAGTAAAGTTTTTTATGTGGTCAACCGCGCATGACGAACGTGTATCAACCGGCAAAGGCGGGCACAAACAGCTTGACGGCAAGATTTACAAATGGGGCGATTCCGAGCATTATCCGGTGATTGACACCTATGGGCACCGTGGTCTTCCGGCGGAACGGCCGAACTGCCGCTGTATTGCGCGTTCAATTCTTGTTGCACCTGATTATGAGGCTAAGAGACTTTCTGACGGCTCATATGAAATAATCAAAGGCAGAATTTAATGGTACATCTTTTGACTTACACAACCCGTCTCAGCAATGAGAGCGGGCACCGGCATATGGATGAAAACGGGTATCTCTTCGTCGACGAAAGTCCGATTTTACGGTCGGGCATACTTGAATATCTGGGCAAAGAGTTGATAGACGGCGGCAGTCCGGATGTTGACGGAGAAGAGATAGACCCGGACAAGATTTACAAAGTTTATATTTCTCCCATTGAGCTGGCCAAGGGGGCAGAGAGTTTCAAACTTCTGCCTCTGGTCAACGGGCATGAATGGCTTGGCATGGACGGCGAAGACGCCAAAGGCCGGCAGGAAGGCTCAACGGGAGAACGCGCGGAAATCAAGGGAGATAAGCTTTTTGTCCCCCTTAAATTTACCGGCGACGGAATTCTTGCCGACTTAAAAGACGGCAAAGAAGAGCTATCGGCGAGCTATACCAACAAATTAAGCAGATCTGGGGTATCTGATTATGATTTCATAGCTTCCGATATTAAGGGCAATCACATAGCCCTCGTGGAACGGGGTCGGTGCGGCTCCGATGTGAGAGTGTTAAATAACAAAATGGAGAAATCACAAATGAAGTCTAAAAACGAAATGAAACTCGTTATTGACGGCAAGGAGATTGACCTCGGCAAATTTTTCGAGCAGGAAGCCGGAGAAGAAGCCCACGAGGGCACTGGCGCAATCACTGAAAGCGATAACGATTCTGTCGACAAAAGAAAGCTGATTGATGAAGTCGGCGGCATTTTGAAAGGAAAAGTCGACGAGGAACTCTGGCGCACCGTTATCGGCAAGCTGGAAAAGCTGGCCTACGACGGATCGGAAACATCCGAAAGCGACAATGAGGAACCGGAAAAACCGGAAGATCCTGCAATGGAAAACGAAGACGGCGAAGCGCTTAAAGGCGGAGAACACGCCTGTAAAGCGGCAAATTCCTTTGAGAAGATCTACACCAAGCTGTCAAACGCCTGGGCAAAAAAGGAAAAAGACAGAAACGCCGGCTTGAAACGCGCTTATAACGCCGCGAGTGCGGTTATCGGCGAGTTTAATCCGTTCGGCTTAACCGAGCGCGAAATGCTGGTCAAGGCTCTCAATCATCAGGGAATTGACACCGATAAGGAGAGCGTGCCGGAACTGTATGCCATGTTAAAAGTCTGCAACTCGCAGACTAAGGTGGACAACGGTTTTGATTATGGCACCGGTGGTTCCGACGAAATTGAAATCAATATTTAAGAGGAAAAAGAAATGCAGAGTCAAGTATATATCAATCAGGCCTTAGGGCAGCCGGGGACGATCTCCCGTCTTAATCCGATTGACAAGATTCCGGTTGTGGCTGAGGGCAGCGCGGTTGTTGCCGGCGGGTTTGTTTTTGAAGGCACGGATCCGGAAACTCAGGTTATCGGCTGCAGCGCAGATACGGCTTCCAAAACGGCGGCTGATGTTGCCGGTGTTGCCGTGCTGGAAGGTTTTCAGCTGGCGCTCGGCAATGTTACCGGCATGACCATTAACGAAGGACACGAACTGGCAAAAGTCCGCAAAGGTTATGTGTATGTTGTATCAAATACGGCGTCCGTCCACGATCAGAACGTTATCGTTAACCCGTCGACCGGTGTTATCGAAACCCAGAACATAACCTATACCACGACCGTTTCCGGAAGTTCTTTGGAAACCACAAGCGATATCAAATCCGGCTTTATCGATACCGGCTGGCTTGTGGAAACCGGGGGCGCTGCCGGTCAGGTTTGCGAAATCTATAAAATTTAATGAGGAAAACCATGAGTAAATATAAAGTCAACAACGGCGTGTCCATCAACCACGCCAGCAACCGGGATTTCTTAAAGGCGATGATGAAAAAAGGCATTATCGGTGTTGACAATGCCGCCGCTCCGGTTATCACCGCGCCCAACATCAACGCTCCCCTCGGTGCGCTTAACTACATTCGCCCGCAGGCGATTGAGATTCTGACCGCGCCGCGTGTGTCCGACGAACTGGCTTCGCCGCAGAAAAACGGTACCTGGGGCAATGAATCGGTAACTATCAAGCTGAAAGAATATAAAGGTGCCACCCGTCCCGATGACGGACTGACCTCTGACGGTTTGCAGCAGAAGACGAACTATAAGCCGGCGCTTCGCGGTATCTATTACTATACCACGGGCTGGATGTCGAACGACAGACAGGAAGCCGCTTCCGGCGCTTTTGCGGAAAACTATCGTGCAGATCAGGCGGAAGGCGCTATGCGCACCATGGCGATTGACCGCAACAACTTCTTCTTTTCCGGCGTTTCCTACAAAGGTTTGACTGTTCCGGTCTACGGTCTCTTAAACGAGCTGAGCCTGCCGGCTTATGAAACCGTTCCCAACAACGCGGAAGGCAATTCGACCTACTGGCCTAATAAGGCTCCGGAAGAAATTTTCAACGATATTGTGGCCGGTGTCAACCGGTTGTATGTCCAATCCAACGGTATTGTACAGGATGAGCTGAAAAACGGCGAAATCATTTTGGCTGTTGCCACTGGGTCTCTCGGCAACCTTGACCGTGCCAACGTTTATGGCAAGACTGCGCGGGCAATGCTGAAGGAAACCTACGGCGACAAACTGAAAATTGTTGCCGTTCCGCAGTTCAACAATGCCGACAGCAATTCGGACGTCTTCTATATCATTTTCAACATGGGCGGCAGCATTGCAACGCTGCTGAACTCCTATGTTGAGATGGCAAAAGCTTATCCGATCTTCCAGAAGGACAGCGTTGTTTCGCAGAAGATCAGTGCGGCCACTTCCGGCTGTATTGTCCAGTATCCGTGGGCGGTTGTTCGTTACAACGGCATCGGCAAAACGGTTATTGCTGTTTAAAAACAGGGAGGGCAAACCCCTCCCTTAACTTTTAAGGAGAAAAGAAAATGATGACGATTGTAAAAATGGGCACCAATCCGTCGGGGTTTCGTTTGTCTGGCGGAAAGTTCATAAATTTGAATGTTTTTCCAGCGGTAAACGATTTGGAAGACGGCGATTTTGAACTGCTGATGAAAGAATATGGTCATTTTATCAAAGAACGCACCTATTCCGACAAAAACCCGACCGGTTGTTTTGTGATCCACGAAAAACGCGACTACGCTGCGGAAGCGGCGGAAGAAAACGGCGGGGAGAACAAAGACGGTTCCGCGCCGATAGAAGTCCCCGCGCCGGTTAAAGCGGCGGAAGAAAACAAGGGTAAAAGAAAAGGCAAAGAGAAATGATAATCACCGTTGACAATGACACGTTTCGCAAATGGTTTCCTTATTTCAAAGATGCCGCCGACGAGAGCATACAGGCATCTTATGAGGGCTCAGGCAGTCTGATAGCGCTTGAAACCGGTGTTATCTGCCTGAGCGCAAAAAGCCAGACGCGCGGCGTGTATCTGGCAACGGCTCATTTGCTTTATCTTTCAATGAATCCGGACAAGGCGGCGTCGGCCAATCTGTCGAGTGCGTCCGAGGGCAGCGTTTCGGCTTCGTTCCAGCTTTATTCCGACCCGTGGCGGCGATATTTAAGCCTGTCGTCTTATGGGACGGAGCTTTTGGCGTTGTTATCGACGGTTCAGCCGCCGCTGCCCGAAAAACCGGTAAACGTTTTACCTTATTATAATTCGGTTGGGTTCAGATGATTAAAGTTAAAACGGATTTTCGGGCTGTCCATCGTATGCTGAAAGGCTTGAAAAAAGAGCTTGGTAAAGGCAAAAACGGTGCCAAAGCCGGTTATGTAAAGGGGCAGCCGAGAAAGCCGGGCGAGGGTGAAACGTCCGCCCCGGCAACAATGGACGAAGTCGCGCTTTATAACGAGTTTGGCACGGCAACTATCCCGCCGCGTCCGTTTTTACGAAACGCGCAGAAAAAAGCGGCCGAGAGGGGCGGGGAGATTGTTCAGGCGGGTCTTAACACCGGTCTTTCGATGGGCGCGATTATGAGGAACGTCGCTGAGGGTCTGCAAGATTTGATTGTTGAAAGTATTGAAAACAACATTCCGCCGCCGAATGCCGAATCGACGATTGCCAAAAAAGGCAGCTCGCATACGTTAATTGATACCAGCCAGCTGCGTGCGTCAGTTCGGCGGGCGTCGATTGTCGACGGTAAAGAAAAGATGTTGGGAGAAAATTAAAAATGTCCTTAAACCTGCACAACATCGTCGGCGAGGCGTTGACGGTCGTCAACGACTGGCAGGATTTGGTGTTTACCAAAACCACGGTTGAATGGCTGCCGTCTTCGCGTGAACCGGTCAAAACGCAAACCAAAATGACGGTGCGCGGCAAAATTCAGCCGGCAAGTCTTCAGGAGCTGCGGGAAACCGGTTTTAATTTGCAGGAATACCAGTATTTCAAAGTCTTTATTACCGGCGATCCGACGCAGCTGGACAGGCTCCGTCAGTTCGGTTCTGATACTTTTACATGCCAAGGATATAGCTATCAAATTGTTGCCAAAGAGGCATGGGACGATGCCGGCTGGCGTGAGGCTTACGCTTACCGGGTAGACTATGAGGGAGAAAATGACGGAAACGCAAGTTTATGATTACCTGCAAAGCCTGATGCCAAGTTTACAGTTCGTCAATCCTTATACGGATTCCGTACCGCTGCCCAAAAAAGGCGATTTCGCCGCTTTTAATATCTTAAGTGTTGAGGACAGAGGCTGGAGCCAGGATCGGCAGACGGGATACGATACTGAAAAGGGGACGGTCGGGGTTGCTTGGGACGTGCAGCGGATTTACCGGGTACAGATTGACTTTTATGGGGAAAACGCTTTTGACAATGCCACTGTGTTCAAACAGACGCTTCAGGTCAATCTGGCGCAGAAACACGGGCCGGCGGACTTAAAACAGCTTTCTCCCATCCGCAATCTAAGCTTTTTGCAGGAAAACAAACAATGGCTCAGGCGCTATAATTTTGACGCCGAGGTCTTTATCGTCGATACGGTGGAGCAGACTTCGCCGGTTATTGAAACCGCCACGGTCAAAATCGTAAACCGCGGCAATAACGCTTAAAACAAGAGGATAAAAGAATGAGTTTACCTTTTTATAAATTTGTGCCGATTACCGGCTCGGTTGTCGCCCCGGCGTTTACGACCGAAAAAAAACACGCCCTTTTGGCAACGACCAATCCGCTGATTTCAAGCGGCGACAAATATCTGGTCTATTCCGGCATGTCGGCATTGACCAATTTTGCGGCAGATCTGGGTGCGTCGGGCGCAGATTATCAGTTTGCGCAAAAGTATTTCGGCTTTCTTTCAAAATCAGGTTACGGCGTACAGAAACTTCTGGTTGCCCGCTGGTATAAGGAAGCGGCGGCGGCTTTTGTTAAAGGTTCCAAGCCCGAACCGGTGGCAACCTTAAAAGCCGTCAACAACGGCTCTTTCGGTATTACGCTTGACAATCAGCAGTTTGAGGTAGTTGTCGATTTCAGTTCAATCACCAGCTATTCTGATGCCGCTACCGTTATTCAGACCGCTATTCGGGCCAATTCCGGCGGCGGCGAGGCCTATACGGCGGCAACTGTTGACTACAACACAACGGTCAATGCTTTTATTATCAATTCCGGTTCAACTGGACAACAGTCTAGCGTCGGAACGGTAACGGCCGGAACAACCGGAACGGATGTCAGCGCGATGCTGGGGCTTTCCGGCGCGGTGTTGTCGCAAGGAGCCAATGCGGAAACTTTCGCCGAGTTCTGCGACCGTATGTTGCAGGCCAACAGCGGGGCTTTTTCCATTACCACCAACGAGGAACTGGACGAAGACAGTATCACCGCCGCGGTTGCGTGGCTGCAGGGCGTCTTGGGCGGAGAACAGACGATTTATACGCTGAACCGTCTTGTTTTCAACATTTCCGATCTGGAAACGGCCAAAGCGCTGCAATCAACGCTTTCGGCATTGTCCTATACCGGCTATGTTGTTTGCTATGATCCTAACAATGAGCTTGTTCATGCGCTTGACTGTGCTATCTGCGCGGCGATTGATTTTAATGTGGCAAACGGGGCAATCAACTTCAATTTCCAGCCGGCAACCGGCTATACGCCGATTACGACACTCGGCACCGTTGTAGATTATCAGCAGGGCAAAACCAATATGAGCCTTGCCGAAGAACTGGACAGCCTTTGCATTTCCTATGTCTATTCGGTTGGCTTTGGCGAGCAAGAACAGGTTCTTTACGGCATGGGTTTAATGCAGGGTGATTTTGGAACTGAGGACGTACAGGTCAATGAAAGCTGGTTTGAAAACGACCTTCAAACCCGTATCATGAACGGCTTTATCAGCCTTGAAAAGCTTAAATTGCAGGGAACGGATGCCCGCGACTTCATGGCCTCGATCATTGCGCCGTCTTTTGAGCAGGGGCAGATAAACGGGGCTATTGCTTATAACGGAACTTTAAGCGATACCGACCGCAACAGCATTGTTACGGCAACCGGCAATCCGGCGACGGCAGATTCCGTTGCAGACAACGGTTATTATTACCAGATTCAGGAACTGACAGCGGAAGACATTGCCGCGCACCGGGTTCGCATTCTGGCCTGCTATCTCTGCGGCGGGGTGGTTAACAAAGTGGTAATTACCAACAGAATTTACGGAGCGTAAGAACATGACAGATATTTCAACCAACAAAGTCGGTTTTAAGAACTTAACTTATACGTTAACCGCGCTGCCTTTGGTTCCTTATATCAAACTTGAGGGGTTCGGTGCGGAAGGCGTACAGTGGGAACGCCCACAGCCGGCAGTTGCCCGTCTGGGAGCGGATGCCAAAGGCGTCGTCAATCAAAAAGCGGTGATGTATGTTTGCACCATATCTCTGCTGCCGACGTCAAACTCAAGGCTGGCGCTTGACAACCTGATCAATTTGACAACTCCCAAGTACGGCAAGGATTTGTCCGATTATACGGTAGTTATGACGGTAACCAACAACACCACCGGAACCAAAACGGTCTATACCGGCGGCACCATCACCGAGGTGGACGGCGGCGATAACGCCAATTTGGACGACGGCCAGCAGGACAAAACCTATCAGTTCACCTTCTTTGACCGGGTAATTATGCCGGCCTAGGAAAAAGGAGTTGCCAAGCAATCCTTGACAACTCCCTTGTTCTCGTCTATCATTTAACAGACAAGAAGATTCGGATCTTCCGAATGATAATAATAAATTTTATTATCATGACTTTCCTTTCAGCCCTTACGGGCGGTTGGAAAGGGGAAAACCCAAAACCTATTGACATTTTATGTAAAATAGGTTACCTTTAACTCATGAAGTGGTTAAAGGTGGGTTTAACTCCTTTCTGAGTTAACAAAACATCCAGTGCTGCAACACTGGATGTTTTTCTTATATAATATACATTTTTTACAGTCAAGCTCTGCCGGCAATCGTCGGCGGGGCTTTTTTTGTCGGAGTTTTCAATGGAAACAATAAAAAAAATAACTATCAAAGATTTGGACGGGCAAAAGCTGACGTTTTCCGTCCGCCTTTTTGACGCGCTTGACGGTATTGATTTTGTCGACCGCTATGTCAGTTCCAAAGATAAATCAATCAAACCTTTTTTGGCAGATCTGCTTCCGTTGGCGACGCTTTTGGATGCGAGCGGGCAAACCGCTGTTGACACGATGAGCCTGGAAAAAGTCAACACTTATTTCCAAAATCCGTTGGCGGTTATTGAATTGGGGCTTGCCATTTTGGAGCATCAAAAGGTTTTTATGAAAGAATCCGAAGTCTTCCGGCCGTTTCTCGCTATTCTCGAAAAGAAGTCGGCTTTTCCGATTTCGGATTCTCAAATTGCATAGGGAATATCTTAAAACCGGAAGTTTCAATAACCGAGTTAAAACAGATGGACTTAGGCGACCTGTATCTTGCCAATCTGGCCGCTTATGTCCGCGCACAAAACGAAATTGTAGCCTGTAACCGGGCAAAGGATAAAGCAAAATGATTGTCATTTCCATCAACACGGCCGCGCGTCTGATCAAAATTGACACGTGCTTTGCCACATTCAACGAATGGAAAGAGGAAAACCACCCGCGTGACGGAGAGGGCAAGTTTGCATCAACCGGGGGCAATTCCGGGAAAAGTGAAAAACCGGTTGCCAGTCTTTCAAAAGAAGAGTATGGTCAAATTATGCACGAGCTGAACAATAATCTCACCAAAGAGCAAAGAAAAAAGAAGATAATCAAAAAAGCTATCGGAAATCATTATTACACAGTAAAAAATAATGGTTTTAATGAATATATCATTATTGAAAAGGAAGATATAGATGGGATTTATGATTGATAGAAGTAAATTCAAGACGGAGCTCGGGCGGGTTCTTTATGACCGTCTCAAAAATATATGGGATGATGCTGATTTTATCGGAGGCGTGCTTGTTTCTGTAAAAGGCGATGAAAAGAAAAAAAAGCTTATGCGCTATCTTGATGCCGGAGAAACAGATACAGACAGAATTCTTGAACTTGCTGCTGAAATAAATAAAGGAAAGTAATAGTGAGCGGTAAAGAATATAAAGAAACAACAAACTCTTCAAGGCTCTGTGAACTTTTATCCGAATATCCTGAATATTGGGACGATGAAGATGCCATAGATACTATATTATATTTTTTGCCCACGGAAGAAGCCCGACAAAAAATGATAGACTATATTGAAACGGAAAAGCCAGATGTAAAGTCCATAAGCCGTAAAGTTCCTGAATTTGGAAATTTAAGAAGAGTTGTTCCCGTTGAATCTTGATAAAAGATTTTATCGTTGATTTTTTTATGAAAGTCATTATATAATCTTAAAGGGAGATATGATGATGAAAATTTCAAATAATACCAAAGGCATTTTATTCGGGGTTGTTTTTGGGTTAAGTGCTTTTATGCTGATGAATTACTTGGACTTCCTATGCGTTGAAAGGAAAAACAAGGAAGAGGATCAAAAATCCGGAATCGGCGGTTATTGGAGCAATGTCGGTGGTTATCTGAATAAAGCGATAAAAAGCTATGAAAAAGAACAACAGAAAATTTAAGCATCCTCAAAGTGTGGTTAAAACCGATGAAAAACGAGCGGTTGAAAGCAAACAAAATACTGTAGAAGAAAAAACACCTGCGCATGTTTCTTTTAGTCGGCTTAGTCAGCCGGGTTCGGGTAAAGTTGCTTATAAAAAAGAAGAACATCATATCGAAATCAGACAAGGACCGCTTCCTTCGCCTGAAATTTTGAGATGTTATAATGATATAAACGGCAAATTTGCAGAGATTATTGTTCAAATGGCGGTTGCGGAACAAGATAAGGCCATAGAAGCTCAGAAAAATGAATTTGCTATTACTAAAAAAGCCATAAATTCGGTTAATATTGGAAGAATAATCGGAGCTGTTTTGTTCTTGTCTGTGATTGCCTTGGCAGCTTATGCTTTGCATTTGAAGGAAGAGTGGGTTGCCAAGTTTTTAGTAAAAGCGATACTTGCTGTCGGTATTATCAGTACCGCAGGAATAGGAATTGTTAGCTTGTTATCCAGAAAGAAAGCAAAAAAATGAATGACATGCCCCCGCTCGGGGGCTTTTTTAATGGAAAAATAAAATGAGCGTATTTTCTGATGCCATTATCAACATTTGGCTGAACGTTGGAGATGCCAAAAAACAGCTTGACGGGCTGCAGGGGGCTTTTGCCAAAACCGCGGACAAGATCCAGAACAATTTTATTGCCAAGCTGGGCGGGCTGGCTCTGGGCGGCGTCGGCATCAAAGGTTTGACCAATGTTTATGACGAGGCCTTAAAAATCCAAAATCTGGCCGAGAGCTGGAATTTGCCGGTTGAAAAGGTAAGCGCTTTTACCAATGCTTTTTCGCTTTTGGGCGGCAGTACGGACGATGCTCTTGGTGCGATTGATAAGCTGCAAAATCTGTCCAACCAGTTGAAGTTTGATTCTTCTGGGGCGTTGCGTGAGCTTTCCGCCGTCATCGGTACCAATTTGTTTAACAAAGATTATCAGGGAGCTATTGACGCTCTCAGGCAGAATTTCGGCGCCCTTAATACCGATGCGCAGAAAAAAGTGGTCGACATGCTGGGCATTGATAACCTGCCGTTTATGCGGATGTTGAAACTGACGGATGCCGAATATGCCGAAATCAACAAAAAAGCGCAGGAGTTCGGCGTTTTGACGGAGAAAGCATCCGAAGCCCTCAGGGGCATGGAAATCTCCCTTGCCACTATCAGTCAGGCTTTTCAGGCGATTGCTTATCCGGTTTTGGAAAAGCTGGCGCCGGTTTTGGATAAAATCAGCGCCGGGATGGAGCGTGTCGCCTTTCTTTCACCGGAGGTTAAAACCGGCATTGTCGGCATTTTGGGTGCGGTAACGCTGCTTTCGCCGGCCTTAAGAACCGCAGGCTTTTTGTTCGGTTCGGTTTTCTCGTTTTCAACGGTAGGCATTACGGCCGCCGCCGGTGCGGCTTATCTCCTGTGGCAAAACTGGGATAAGGTCAGTCAGGCTTTTAAGGATTATCTGTCGGAAAGCCCGCGGCTGAAAGATGCTTTGGATGCTATCAGTACAGCATTTAGAGGAATCGGCAATGCTATAAAATGGTTGATTGAAAATTTTAATCCCTCGGATTTCTTGAAAAGTCTTGAAAAATTTTTATGGCCTGTATCGTTGATTATCAAGGGGAGTAATGCTCTTGGAAAGGTTATAGATACATCTATGGATGCGTTGGAAGCGTCTGGTGGCGCTCTTGCCGGGTTTGTTTCCGGTGAGGGAATTATGGAAGGTGCCCGCATAGGTATGAGTCATGATACCCCCAACTATCAGCCGAGTTTGGCGCAAACAAAGATAAACAACGCCGCGACCAACGACAACAGCCGCAACGTCACGGTCTATGTCGGTTCGGCTGTTTTGCCGAATGTTTCCGATTCACGGCAGTTTGTGCGGGATATGGAGCGAATGGGGAACCGCGGGTTGCCGTCGGTGGCGCAGAACAACGCCGGAGGAGTGATGTTATAATGGAACTTAACTTTTTAAGCAGCATTACCGATAAGCTGGCTAAATCGACCTACAGCATCTATGGAACAGACGAGAAGGGCGACCGCAAGATTTATCTGGAGTTTGATTCGATTTTAGAATGTTCCTACAACGGTTCGGCCACGGTTACGCAGTATCCGGCAGAATCGGGTATAAACATAACCGATTACAAATATTCAAACCCCGATCAGATCACCTTAAAAGGCATTATATCCAAAAACGGCACTGTCGGCATCGGGGCGCTTGACATAAATTATTCCCTTTTCGGGCAGGACAAAGTCAGCCTGATTGAAACCACCCGCCAGCAGCTGAACGAACTATGCCGGCAAATGAAGAGAGTAAACATCCAGACCCGCAATTCGGGGTTGAGGACGAGCTTTACTTTGTCAAGTTTTGAAATCACGGAAACGCCGGACAATTATAATCTTCTGGAAGCGGACATGACTTTTGACGAGGTTCTTTTGTTCGGAACGGACGGAAAACTTAACCGCAGCGCCTCCGACGAAGACACGCAGGACGGCGGCATTGTCCAGACTTTGGCAACAGACATAAAGGCATGGTGGAACTCATGACAAGAACGGCAATCAACCTGATAAACGAACCGAACAGCAAAGTTTCGGCCAACATTACCGACGCGGCGGGGGAAATCCACACGGTCAATGTGGCGCTCCGCACCATGGCGGACGGTTCTCTGATTATGGATTTGACGATTGACGGCGAAGTGCAGTTTTACGGTCGCCGCTGTATCAATCGGATGCCGTTGATGCTCTCGCAGGTCATCTCCGGAAATTTTTATTTTTACGACCTCTACGGCAACAGTGATCCCGAATATTCGGGATTCAACAGCCGCTATCAACTGATTTATGACACGGATTTTAATTTGCAATGAACTGGCGGGCACGGACATTAAAAGCAAGTTTGTATTACGACGGCGTTTTGAAAAACACGCTTACGGAAGAACTCGCCTTTACTTTCAATACTTCTGAGGCGGTGAGCGGCGCCTTAAATGAGGCAAACGTGGTGATAAGCGGGTTAAAAACCGATACTATGTTCAGCCTGGCGACGTCGAATACGCAATGGGTCAAAAACTGGGTGCAAAACCGTCTGGTGATAGAGGCCGGATATGAGGGCGGCAGCAAAGGCGTTGTTTTTGACGGGACGATTATGGAAGCGAGGCCGGATTTAAGCAAGGCGGATTATTCCATAACCTTAAAAGCGATGTCGATGTTTTCCGAGCTGACAAAGGTTAAAAGCTATACCTACGCCGGCGATACCCCTGTCAACACAATAGCGCGGAAACTGGGGACGGACTTGGGGCTTGTTCTTGTTTCCGACATAGACGATACGGTAACCATAAGCAACTTTCTGTTGCGCGATCAAAATGCGGTCATGGGATTGCGCGCTTTGTCGCAGGCAACCGGACTTGATATTTTTGAAAGCAAGGGGCGGCTTTATGTCAAAAAACAAAACGAGGGCTTAAAAAAACTGCCGCAACTCACCATTCCGCAGGCGGAGATCATCGGCGTTCCCGAACCGACACCGACCGGCGTGATTATCACAATACGGCTTAATCCGTCGTATCAGACGGGGCAGCGGGTCAAAGTGAACTCTTTGAAATACCCGCAGTTGAGCAGCTATGATTTTTATATTTCCACTCTATCGCATGCAGGACAAACCCGCGGCAGCGAATGGATAACGCGTCTTAATTTGATGAAGGAAGGCTTAGGGTTTTATCGATGAGCAATAATATTCCGGCATACAATCCGGCGGAGCTGCAAACGGACACGGGTGTTTTGCAGCTTTTTTTGCGCCAATATCTCAACTCTTTTCTCGGCACCGTTCAACCGGTAGAAGTGGCGGCAGTCAGTGAGGACAACGCTTTTGTCGACGTTTTGCCGCTGATAAGGCAGATAAACACCCAAAACGAGGAAATTCCGATCACCGCGGACAACACGCTTTACAAAATTCCGGTCATGAAGTTTGAGGGCAACGGCTGCAAAATAACCTACAAACCGGCGGCAGGTGACATCGGGCTGCTGATAGCCTGCAAGTTTGACATCACCAATTTTAAGAACACAAAAGCGCAGTCAACTGTCGGCAGTTTACGGCAATTCAACTGGGCAGACGGTTTTTTTCTGCCGGTTTCTTTCAATTCTGCCGGCGACGGGCTGGTTATTTCCAATCAGCAAACAACCATTACCCTGCTGCCTACTTCGGTCGATATCAACACGCAAACCGCCAACATCACGGCCGATACGGCAAATGTCACGGCAATGGCGGTTAACCTTGGCGGCGAGGGCGGTAAAGGCGTGGCGCGGATCGGTGACACGGTTGAGGTTAATCCTAATACGCACCAGGGCACTATCACTGCCGGTTCTGTGACCGTATTTTCCAAATAAAGGAGGAAAAATGCAAACTCTGAAATTAGACGAGCACAACAATCTGGTGCTTGAAGACGGTTCTTTGACCGTTAATGAGGGCATCAACGCCTGTGCACAAGATACCAAAACCCGTGTCGGCCTTTGTTTGGGAGAAAATCCGTACAACACGGAAGAAGGCATTGACTATTTCAACGAGGTTTTGGGCAAAACAGGCGGCATTGACGGTGTGCGAGAGATGATCCGCAGAAGGATAAAAGATAATGAAGAGATTGTGCAAATCAACCGGCTTTCCACTTCAAGCGCGGACAACGTTTTGAATATCACCGCGGAAATATCAAGCATTTACGGAGTTTTTGAATTATGAGCCTTTTTTCTGTTACAAATCAGGGGGTCATCACGGTTGACACCTCGGAGATCAAAAACGATTTTGAGGAGGCCTACAAAGGCGCGCTCGGGGCAAATATTAACTTAGAGAGCAGCACCTTTCAGGGGCAGATGATCACAAACGATACGGCGACCTTAACAAAGGCGATGAACGAAGTTGTCAATATTGCCAATTCTTTTTCGGTCTATACAGCAACCGGTCAGGCTTTGGACGTGGCGGCGGCTTTTTTCGGATACTACCGCAAACAGGGCGTCGGTACGGTGGTAACGGCCACTTTAAGCGGTACGGCAAATACTGTTATCGAAGAGGGGGCGCTGGCAACCGACGGCACCTATCAATATGCGCTTTTGGATACTGTGACAATCGGTGAAGGTGGTACGGTCGAGGCTGAATTTCAATGTACGGAAACCGGGGCAATTCCCTGTCCTGCAGGAACATTGACGACGATTGTAACGGTGATTGAAGGTTGGGACGGCGTCAACAATGCAACGGCCGGAATTATCGGCTTTGCCACGGAAAACAACAACGAGTTTCGCACCCGGATCACGGCAAACTGGCTCAACAAACGGGCGCGGAGCATTTTGGGCGCAATTGTTGATAATATTTCGTCGGTTTCCGGCGTTATCAGCGTTTTGGGTCGAGAAAACTATGGCGATGAACCGCTTGAAATCGATAACATAACACTTGCGCCGCATTCCGTTTATTTATGTGTTTTAGGCGGCGGGGCTTCGGATATTGCAACCGTTTTTGCCGGGCAGAAGACGCTTGGCGCCGGCGTCAACGGCAACACGGAAATAGAATATTACGACGCCTCTGTTGATTACATTTACAAGTATCGGATCGAGCGACCGGCGGTTGTGCCGATCAAGTTACAGATAGAATATGAGGCAAACGCCTATACTGCGGCCGATGTGGAAACGCAGATTAAAAGCATTGTCATGCAATGGGTGGCGGACAATCCTTTTAAGATACATCAGACCGTTTCCGGCAATGTTTTGGCGCAAAGCCTCGCCGGGTTCAATCAGATCAACCTGTTGTCGGTGAAAGTGGCGCTTGTTTCCGGCGGTGATTTTACCGATTACATCACAACTACCATTTCCGAGGTTGCAAGTTTTGATGAAAGCAACATAACCGTTTCAAAGGCTGCTTAAATGTTTAAGGAAGTAACGTTAAATACTTTGCAGAAACAGTTCGGCTATACAAACGGGTCGGATTTGCTTTTGCGCCGCGCCGCCGTGTGGGATAAATACTTTGGCAATATTTCGGAAACTTTTGTAAGAGAAATCTTGGATTACAACACCTGTATACCCGAGGCTTTGGACTGGTTTTGGGGAAAAATGCTCAAAATCACCCGCAATTTTACCGGTGAGGACGGGGAGATTTTCACCCTGAACGACGATCAGTTTCGGGAGATTATCAAAATCCGGGCATTCGGCACCACGTGGCAGGGTGATATTTTGTCAATGAACGTCTTTTTGCAAAACCTGTTCAAAGACCGCGGCAACGCCTATCTGCTCGACAATCTGGATATGACGGTGCAGATTTTTGTTTTCGATTTTATTCTTGAAGACTGGGAAACGTATTTGTTTACAACACAAGACGTATTGCCGCGTCCGGCCGGCGTCGGCACAAAAATTTATCAAATTGACACAGAAAACACCTTTGGTTTTTATGGTTCGGACTTCCAGCCGTTCAATCAGGGCGTTTTTTGGGACGGGATTTTATAAAGGAGAAAAAAATGGAAAGTTTAACCATGCCACAGATTTTATCCGGTGCATTTGCTTATAATGGTGAAAAAAATACCATTCCTGAAGAGCCGACGGGTTCGTTTCTGGCAAGTATTCAGCAGGGTTTCCCGCCGATTACGATGATGCCTAAGAAAAACGGCGGTCAGCCGCCGGAAGGAAAGGATTTTAACGGCATATTAAATCTGGTAAGCCAGTTTTATTTTTTCACCCAAAACGGCGGAACCTATACTTTCAATCAGTCGGTATCGGATGCTATCGGCGGCTATCCGGAAGGTGCGCGGCTCTGGTATGTGGACAGCAGCACGGGTGAGGCAAGCCTGCTTCGTTCGACCAAGGGAAACAATACCGACAATTTTGTCACCAATCCGGAAGTCATCGGCACCAGCTGGGTTTTGGATATTGTCACCCAGGGCTATGTGCAGGAGCAGCTGGAACCGGTTAAGGCGGCGATTGTTGCCCGTCTCCCCGCCGGTTTTGTTGCCGCATGGCCGGGAAATACGCCGCCGGACGGTTGGTTGGTCTGCAACGGTTCGGCCGTTTCCCGGACGACTTATGCGGATTTATTCGCAGCCATAGGTACGACTTTCGGCGCCGGTGACGGATCGACGACGTTTAAGCTGCCGGATTATCAGGGGGATTTTTTGAGGGGTTACCTTTCCGGCACTTCTTCGGCGATCGGCACCAGACAAGCCGAAGGGTTGCCGAATATCAGCGGTTATATCTCGTACCTTTTGATGGGCGAAGACGGCCAGAAATCAGACGGAGCGTTGTCAGCAACGCTGCAAGTCGGAAATCGTTTGACCAATGCCGGCACCGGGTCGGCTTGGAAGCAGCTTAATTTCTCTGCCAAAAATTCAAACGCGATTTATGGCGCTAACAGTCATGTCACGCCGCGCAACAACGCTGTGAAATGGTGCATAAAATATTAG